TTCTTAGCGACCGGCTCTTTCTTAGCAACTACTGGTTCAGCAACTGGCGCTTTCTCAGGTTCTTTCTTAGCGACTACTGGTTCTTTCTTAGCGACCGGCTCTTTCTTAGCAACTACTGGTTCAGCAACTGGCGCTTTCTCAGGTTCTTTCTTAGCGACTACTGGTTCTTTCTTAGCGACCGGCTCTTTCTTAGCAACTACTGGTTCTACAGCAGGTGTTGGCGAGGCTAGTGTAGGCTGTGTTTCGACCGCTCCACTAACAGCTTTTGCAGGGCGCTGCCGAGCCGTAGCCAATCCCTTTTGCGTAGGGGCGCTAATTCGTCCGGTATCGTCGCGTGTAAGAGGCTCCAATCGCTCGAATTCCATAGCTGGTACAATAGGCGAAAGGCCGCTTCTACTTGGCTGCGACTCAGGCTGTTCGGGTTGCTTTTTCCCACGTGGGGTAGGTTGAAATAGTTCAAGCTGAGCCTCCGGCGTACCCTCTAGCTCCCGTGCAATATTAAGTCGGGTCTGCTCAGGTACTTTCTGGTTATTAGCGAACGCGACAAACTGGTCACGAACCCCGACATCATTAAGATCTTTACCCTCGACACGTTGCCGGATCGGCGCTCTCGGGGCAATACCTAGCGTGTCCATGAACTCTTTAGTAACTGCTTTAGGCGCGACTTGTTCCTGAGCAGCCTGCTCCGGTGCTCCCTTCTTTACAGGTGAGGTCTTACGCTTACCCATACCGGGGAACGATAACTGTGACGGTACTTGTTCTTTCTTAACCGCTTCGGGTATCTGTGACTCCAGCTCGTCTAGTTGCGTATCTTCTGGGGCAGCTTGTATTGTCTGTTGCGGCGCTTTAGGGGCTTTTTCTTTAGGGCGCGTACCAGCAAACGCATCTGCGGCTCTACGGATACGGTCAGACTCTGCCTTTGTAGGTTTAGCACGCTCGCCACTGGCGATGTTACGGCTATCTAGTTCTTTAGCGAACTTACGTTCGAGGTTGACATAGCTACCGGTAGTCGGTTCAGCAATAACAGCTTCTAGTGCAGCTGCACGAGGAGCCGCACGTTCGGCAAGTTCTACACGTTTCGCATCAGCGGCTTTGGTTTCTTCTACAGATTCCCCGCGCATCGCGGCAAGGTCGGCTACCGCAGCTTCGTCTGCTCTCAGAGACTCTGCAACTGCGGCAATCTCCGCGTCGGTTAACTCTTGCTGCTCCATTTTTTGCAGCTGCTCTGTCGCCTCCATACCCCCAATACCAAACATGTCTGGAGTACGATCATCCCGTATGGTTGCGCTTCTTAATTCTGGGGTTTCTACGATGGTGTCAAACACCATGTCTTCGGTAATAGTCGTAGGATCTACACCGTCACTTTCTAGCTTTGCTACAGCCCCTGATATCTGATCTTCCGCGAAGTCCGTCAGTGAGCTACCGTAATCAGTTCCTTCTTCGACAGTGCTAGGTGCAGCGCGTGCCCCAAATAATTCTCCCTGTACCTGACCTTCTTCTAGGGTAGGTTGATCGAATTCAGGAGCGTCTTCCAGCAAGGGGGGTTCACCAGCCGTGGGATCAACAGCTTTTGCGCTCTTACCTTTTACAAACAGGTCAACAAGACCCTGCAATATTGCACCAGACCCCGCGCCAATTGCGCCTTCTTCGACTACACCAGCGTTAACAAGTTCTGCTTCTGCGTTGTACCCGCGCTCGTTAAGGTTCTGCAATATAGCTGTTGAGGCTTCCTGCACACCTTCGGCAGTACCTGTTACAGCCATCTTACGGAAACGGTTTATCAGGCCAACCGCGTCACCACCAAGTTTCTCCATGAGGTCAGTGACCCCCGGAATTTTGATAATGCGACCTATTGGAAGTACGTCAAGGGAACCAATGGCGGCACCGCGAAGGGTAGCAGAGCCACGTTCTTCTTCAGTAGCTCCAGCTGCACGGGCACGTTCACTCGCTTCACCAGCTCCAGCACCAACACCCAGCGCACCGGCAACACCAAGACCGGCAGCTGTAACAGCGCTAGCGGGAGCAGCGAACGCGGCGGCGGCGGCAGGCGCAGCAATACCGGCTATAGAGCCAATACCAGACGCTAGCTTGTAGGCAATAGAATCGGGATCACCACCTTCAGGACGTAGGTAGTCCGCAGTGGCTTTGATTTTTTCACGCACTGCAAGTTCGCTTTCTTCTTCTAGTAAGGCGGCTGCACCGAGTGAGGCTGCCTCACCCATACCTACAGCACCCGCACCAAAACCAGTGGCTATGTTTTCAAAGAACCCAGACTCCGAGGGGTCTCGCTCTCTCACTGACGCCATAGGGGGCATCTCCACGTCCCGCGCAGTGCCCCCTTGCATCGCTCGTATTGCATCGGCTATCTCACGAGCCGCGACTACGTCACCTGCTGCATCAGCGTTATTAAGTGCGGTAAATAGTTGCTCGATACTAGCCATTAAAGGTACCTTCTATTATTGTGAATATTTATCTAGGGCCGCTTGTTGCGCGGCTGTCAGTGTAACACCACCCACACTGTCGCCACCAGCACTAGTCGGGGCACCGAGTTTAGCGAGCTGCGCGTCTATCTGGCCCGTATGCGCTATTAGATCCCTCAGCTGGTAATTAGTCATTAACATAACTTCTTTCTGGCGAGCATTAGCGGCGGCTATATCCTTCGGGTCTTTAGAATTCGCAGCTTTTTGCAACAACATACTTAGTTGTTCGTCCTCTGCAAATGCAGCTTGTGAAAACTCCATCATTTGGGTCGCTACCTTAGCTTTTAACTGCTCATACGCTTGTATACTTGATTGAGCTTGTATAGCGTTCTGCAAGTCCTTATTAGCTTGCGCTGCCATACTATCCACGGCGGCTCTTAGATTACCTTGCTCCGCGTCCAGCGCACGATTTGCGTTACCCTCAATCCGTTCCTTATCCTGCCGAGACAGCTCAGTCATAGTCTGTAAAACTTGTCGTTTGTTCGCTTCGAGTTGCTGTACGGCAACCTGACCTAGCTCTGCCCCAGTCTTCCCTATACCAACATCAGCGGCAATAGCCGCTTCTTCGAGACCAATAGCCTCTATTAGACGCGATCTCTTTGCGGTTTCCTGCGCTACGCGCTCGTCCGACATACCTTGCGAACCCCTAGCCATCATAGCCCCGAACCCACCAGTTCCGGCGGTACTACGTAGGAACGCAGACGTCCGCTCTCTTCGTGCTTTTTCGGGGTCGTTCGCCGCAGCATCGTATTCGGCTAGGCGGCCTGAAAGCTCACCATACTTATCGGCTTTCTCTTTACGTCCTAAGTATTCGTCAGAGCTTGCACGGGCAGCTGTTTCTGCATCGCCCGAAGTTCCTAGGCTACCAAGCCCAGCAGACGCGATCATTTCATCAGCGCCCACAGCTGGCGCGGGTACTTCCGTTGCGCTAAGCGTAGGTAAGCCGGCTCCAAGAGCAGGGGTTGGATCTTCTTTTGGAGCTTGTGGAGTCTCCACTACAGCGCTAGGATCTTCCGCTACAACTTCTTCCACTACAGCGCTAGGATCTTCCACTACAACTTCTTCCACTACAGCGCTAGGATCTTCCGCTACAGCGCTAGGGTCGCCCATAAACATAGTTTTATAGTCTGTCGGTGCTGTTTTTGGCTGCATTTCTTGTGCGTCAAGAAGCTCAAGAATCTCTATATTGGTCAGACCTGCCTCTTTGTCTGGGTCTGTCGCTCTCAGCGCCTCACGGTACTTCCTAACACGAGCCAAATCAGCGAACTTCTTCGCACGGCCCGTACGGCCCTCGACGCCTTCACCCGCTGCATACCCAACGATACCACCGGCAGCCATCTTCGCAGTCTGTGGTTTAACTTGGCTGGCCAAAGAACCTAGACCCTGTTGAACACCCTGCATAGCTTGTGGCGTCGCGGCTCCTTGTTGAGCAACCTTCTGCACGTTCTTTTGCTGCTGTGCCTGACGCTGCTGCATGATGCCTGCGGTTTGCTCGGTCATCTGCTGCTTAGTACGGTCTACAAGCTCACGCTCACGCTGCTGTTTAATAGTCTGTGGGGACTGTGCCATCTGCATCTGTATATCGCGAGCGGCAGCGTCTTTCTCAGACTTCAGTTTCTGTAAGGCAAGCAGGTCTAACAGTTCTTGATTCTGCTGGTACCGTTGCTGTAGAGCTTGCGGATTACTCCGGTAGGCGTCTACCTTTGTTTGAATTTGTTGATCAATGCCAGCCATTAGACGTCTCCTGCATCGGTACCCGAGGCGTTACCGGTAAAAAGGTTGCCGAGGAAGTCAGTGATACCTCCGGCCCCACTCAAAAAGTTTGACAATTCACTAGGTTTGGAGTAGTTATACGACTGCGCCGCGATAGGTAGACCTTGTAATAGCGACTGCATGTACTGCACCTGCTTATACGGGAAGTCTCGCTCTTCTTCGAACTGCGCACGATCTGCGGACATACCCTCTTGCGCGATACCTCGCTGTACCCCACCAAGTTCGGCTTGTCGAGCTAGAGCTTGCAACCCGTACTGATTTGTTAGGTTCTGCGCTTGCTGTTGAGCACCTTGCTCGACGTTAAACTGCTGTTGGGCTTGGTTGTACGCTTCGTTGTATCCTTGGCCTGTAATACCCGCCATGTTCTGCAACATGTTACGTACGTTCTCAGACTCCATAATACCTTGGCGTGACCCACCATACGCTCCAGCTTGGGTAAGACGACCAGCGTCCCCTAAACGAGCAATCTGTGCTTGGCGTTGCTGTTCCGCAAGTTGTGGTTCGAGAGCATTTTGTACATAGGGGTTCATGTACTGCTGTGCCGTACCCTGACTTGTAAACGATTGTGGGGTAACTGCACCCATCTGCTGTGTGGGTACCGTTAAATTAGCGAGACCTTGGAACGCCGACTGCTGTCCCGCAGAGGCACCGGCTGTTAACGGCCCTTGATATGCTTGGTATGGCGCGTTACCTAGCGCGGCACCTTGCCCAAGCATGTTCGTTACGTATGGACCTGCCCAATTGGATAGGGAGGACTCAGTACCTGTTTGACCTGTAGATTGCGTCGTCATAAATCACCTCACGCCGGTATAATTTTACGGGGATCGATCTCTTTCCCCTGTTTATCGTTACCCGTGCGCTGTTTGCGTATACGGGACATCATTTCAGATAATACTTTCGCGCCGGCATCGGAGTTACCGTTACCTAGGTGGCTAACTACATCTGCGGGGATAACAAACTCTCCATCGCTCAGTGCAGCGGGCTGCGTACCGTCTATGTTCGCGGGCACTTCGTCGGCCATGCCATCACTGCTGCCGTTTAAATACTTACCTTCCTTCATAGCGATACCCGCTAAACCACCTTGGGCCATACGGACAACCCCGCCGCTAGCTCGTTGCTGCACGCCTTCTGGCTCTGGTTCACCAGCGTTTTTACGTGCTAGAACCTCTGCCTGTGCGGCGGCTTGTGCCTGTGCAGCGGCTTGAGTTGGACGGTTTTGCGCTGTTGGGATAGCATACTGCGTATCTGTAAAGTAACGACGTCCACCACTTCCGGGTCGGCGCTCTTCTCCAGCGACGCTATCTTGCTGAGGCACTCGTTGACGCACAGCGGTAAGGTCGGGGATACCACCTTGATACCCTGTCGGCGGTACCACATCATCCCCTATGCCGGACTTATTACCTAGGTAGCTAAGCCCCATTATACCGAGGGCCTTTACCCCCTCAGGACTAGTTGCCCAATCCATTCCGCCACTACCTAACTCTTTTATACTGCCCCATGCGTCCCCGAACCAGTCATTACTTTCGTCAGCCATTAGCGACCTCCAATCAATTTTAATAATTTGTCAGTAGTACTCTCTACTTTTCCGCCCTCAGCGTAGGGGCTAAGAAACATGTTTTCCTGATTAGGGGTAGCGAATATACTGTTAAAGTCATATAAGTACCCTAATTGTAACGGATCAGCGCCCTTTACGGAAACTTGTTGTCCTCCGGCATCTTCTGCCGCTAATAGCAACTGTAAAAACTTGTTTTTATCAGCCTCGTTCTCGATGTTAGTCCGAATATTTTGTTCAGATTCGATTACCTGCTCTTGTGTCTGGTCTATCTGCTCTTGTAACGCGGTCTCTGTATCTGAAATAGTCTCATATATACCAGTAGGATCGGTGTTCGCGAATGGGCTTGTGTCCGCAATCGTAACATCTTCACCTATTAAAAGAGCCTCTAGCATGGTTTGATCTAAGGCGTCAACAAGACCGTCGTTATTTACGTCGTACTTAACCCGCGTAGCTTCGTCCAGCTCATTTACAACTTCCGTCTGTGCAATAAGGTCGGCAACAAAGTCAATGTCTACCTGCGTCACTTCGGTAGCGGCTTTACCAATTAGATCGGATACCGCGTCGATCTCATCAGATATGGTCGCTTCGCTTTCTGCTAGTGCAGCTAGTAAGTCTTGTTCTGTGGAACCTATCTGATCTAGTAACGCTTGTTCAGTAAGCCCAAGATCTGTCGATACATCTGCTATCGCCTTGGCAAGCGCCTCATCCCTACTAAGTCCCGCTGCCTCGTTCTCATCTATAGCATCGCGGAGGTTTGTCTCCACATCTGCGACGTCCGAGGAAAGCTTGTCAATACGCTCGTTAAATGCGGTCTCAGCATCCCCGATAGAGTTCTCTAGTTGGATTTGCGTCAGACCAAGCTGGTCGAGTATGTTTTGTTCTGTGTCTCCAAGGTCAGTAGCAACCTCTGCAATTGCATTTCGAATAGCCTCGTCGCGTTCTTGCCCCGCAGTCTCATTTCGAGCAATAGCCCCATAGAGGCCAGTCGCGTCGCGGGACTCATCTACGTCGGGAGTTGACGGATCATCGGCTACAGCCGGATTCCCTAGGAGAGCATTATCAAAAGTAGGATCCCCAGTAGGATCACCAGTAGGATCACCGTCAGGATCGGCATCAAGATCGGCATCAGGAGCTTCGTTTGGATCTTTAGCGATAGTATCGTCGAGGAAGTTATACAGCCCCGTAGACGCGGTTTCACCATCTGCCGGGTCACCATAAATGTCCGCTAAGCCAGATACATCGTTACCAGAGTCCCTAAAGTCTGTAAAGGTCTCACTGATAGTTTCTGCAACCTGTGCGTCGGTAAGACCAGCGTCACGCAAAGTCTGAACTGCACTATCGATAGACTCGTACAGAGCATCCGTATCAGTACCCCCAGTAGCCGCCGCACCAATAGCGGTATTGAGCCTTCCAACAGACTGGTCAATCGCAGCAACCGCAAGCCCAGAATCACCGAGAGAATCGATCATGGTCTGTTTGATAATAGCTAGCGATTCTTGCATTTCTGGAGAAAGTCCATCTTCCCCTGCCATACTCACACCCATCTCGTCAATAATGGCAATGATAGAGTTATATCGTGCAGTGGGTAGGTTACCTTCAGCCCGTCCCGCCAGATCGGTCTCCATATACTGCCCGATAAGCGCTTCTATATCTTCAGCTGCGGGTCGAGGTAGGCCAAGCGCAGCATATGCCGCCGTAACTTCATCGTCAGTGACCATGCGGGGATCGACGTACGTATCTACGGCTTCTTGTTGCTGTGTCTCCTTAACCTGTCCTACAAAACGAGCAACCTCAGCATCAGTCGGATCGTATCCCAGAGCTTCTAGGAACTCTCTCGCCTCACCTGCATCGGTGTAGAGTGGGTCAGCGAAGGCTGCAATTGCTTTTTGCTGCTCAGCTTCTGAGGTAGCCCCGACGAACTGGTCAATCTGCGCCTTGGTAGGTGTAAAGCCTAGGTCGTTGAAGTATTTTTTCGCTTCATCGTAGTCAGTGACCAGCGGATCAGCGAACGTGATCATGTCAGCTCGTTGGGAGGCTTCAAAGTCTGCCTCTCCTTGCCCTATGAATTCCGCAATTTGTTCGGCTGTTGGGTCGGTTAGACCCTGATCCTTCAGAGCCTGCGTAGCTTCCGCTTCTGTTATCTGGCGAGGGTCAACGTACTCAGCGATCGCCGCTTCCTGATCCTTTTCGTCTTTCTGACCTACAAAATTAGCAAGCTCAGTCTCTGTTGCTTCGTACCCCAAGGCATCGTAGAACGCTTGCGCTTCTTCAGTAGTCGTCTGGCGAGGGTCAACGTACGCAGCAACCCCAGATTCTTGTAACGTTGCAAAATCCGCATCTCCCTGACCTACAAACTTAGCAAGTTCGTCAGCCGTAGGATCATATCCTAGGGCGTCAAAGTGCGCTTGTGCTTCAGCTTCAGTCGTCTGGCGAGGGTCAACAAAGACACCGATAGCAGCCTTCGATTCGGCTTCGCTGGTCTGCCCTACAAACTTAGCGACATCAGCGTCGGTAGGCTCGAATCCTAGCGCGGCAAAGAACGCACGAGCTTCTGCTTCAGTCGTCTGTATTGGGTCAACATAGGCTTCTATAGCCGTTTCAACCTCGGTCTCAGGGGTCTGACCTACGAACTGTTCGATTTCGGCTTCTGTTGCACTATACCCGAAGGTATCCATGAACAAACTAGCTGCTTCTGCCGAATCGGTATACAGCGGGTCTATGTATGCATCTGCACGAGTTGCAAGATCACTATCACTAACGGACCCTACAAGGGCATCAATGTCTGTTTGTGAGGGGGAAAATTCTGGATTTGCGGTTGTGAACGCGTCGTACGACTCAGCAGTGCTTGTGTACTGGCTGTTGTCAACGATGTTCATTATGTTATTGAATACGTAGTCACTAACACCAAGCGCAGCCAGTTTTGTTTTAGCTGCTGCTTTAGAGGCCGCTGTCGAACCAGCGTCTAAGGTAGCTTTTACAAGCGCATTTACTTTTGGGTTAAGGGTTACGAGCGCGTTAGATAGCATGTCGCCCGTTGCAGCTACAATTTCCCCCGCTGAGTTCTTTACATATCCTGCACCTTGAGCCGCCGCGTTGCCGACTTTTACGATTTGCTTAGTTATCACCTCGCCGGTACTCGATACGTACTTTCCAGCCGCGTTCTTTGTAACGGATACAACGTCTCCGGCCTTACTTACTCCATAGGCACCCCCTGATACGGGACCACCAATAAGTGTACCCATCATAGATGAAGCGACTATCTCCCCAACTACGTCACGTGTCGGGTCAATTTTATATAGTTGGGATTCGACATATGTAGTGGCAAGACCCTCTTCAATACCTTCTGAAACACCTTCTTTTATGAAGATCTCACCACCATCAGCGATCGCGCCAATCACATCGGATAGGACGCTATCACCCACTACTTTAGGTGCGCGGTCGCCAAGTACAGCTTTCTCAAGTGACTGACCACCAACACCGGATAGTCCCAATGTTATAACTGCCTGTACCGTTCCCGCCTTAACCGCTAGATCTAGTGCATATGCTTTAGCCTCTACGTCAGACATACCGGTTTCGAGGGCGACTTCTAAGGCTGTATCGTAAGCACCACTGGCAGCACCACCAAAACTCTCAGTTATGTCTGTAACAAGGGACGCTGACAAACCGGCGTTTGCACCCATTTTCTTAGCGACCGCAGCACTCGAACCTGCGAAACGTGCCACGCCTTTAGCACCAAGGGAAGCGAAGCCACCTACTGCTAGTGGTAAGAGTTCTTGCGCCGCCTCTACCAGAATGTATTCCGAGAAGAACGTCGCTGGATGTTCCGCGATCGCGCCCCCAATAGCCTTCATTTTCGCGAATGCGCGGTCTTGCCAAGGGGCGTCAGGATCTGTCTCTACCGCCATCATAGTCTGCATTTCGGCTAGAGCTTCTTTATATGCAGGGGTATTGGCGTCCTCTCCAAGACCAGTCAACGTCTCTGCAAATTTACCGAGTGCGGTATCCGGTGGGGCGATACCCAAAAGTGCTACGACACCGTTAAATGTAGTAAGCGCCCCACCCGTCGCTTTAGCTATGTTAGCCGCAGTGTTGATCGAGGTTTCGCTACCCGTCTCTTTATAGAAGTTCAGCGCCTTGGTTACAAAGTCGATCACAAAACCAGTTTTGTCCATGTCGGCACCATGGTCTTTAACAATCTCTAACGTCTCTACGGCGTTTAACTGGTTTATCCCCGTGTAGTTATACGCACTGGCCTCACCTTCCCAACTACCGTCGGGGCCGGTAAAGACCGTTTTACCTGTTTCGGGATCATATTTACCTGTTGAACCTGTCGGGAGACCTGTCTTAAGTTGATCTACTGTAGAGTATACGGAAGTGCTAACAAACTCTTTGTATATGTTAGCTTCGCTATCGTAATACCGCGTGGTTATAACATTTCCCTTCGTGGGATCCCAAGAAGTGGTAGTTGCAGAAAGATCTTTCCACACGCGGTTACCGTCTTCATCAATTACGACGGCAGCCTTACCATCGGATACGTCTTTCCAAGTCGTGCCTTCTGAAAGTGTAGCTTCGTTAACAACAGCATCTGCCGAGGGTGTTGGCACTGCCACCGGGGGTGGGTTAGCTATAAAGGCATCAAGCTTTTCTGGGGTGTCATAAGTACTAGCGAGATTGTCTGAAACAGCTTTTAGCTGCGCCTTAGTTAGAAGGCTAGGATCCACCCCTGCGGCTGCAAAAACGTTTGTTAGCGCTACCTGACGTTTTTCTGTCATTGCCTGATCGTACTGTGCATCGCTAACATACGCGGATTCGTGCTGCCCGGTCGTTAAGTAGTGCGCAGTGGCGCTCTGGTCCGTAGGAATGTTATTGATTTTGCGATATTCGGCTTCGTTGAAATCGGGAGCCATTACTTCTACAACTGCACGGTCTGCCTCAGCGTACGCAGACGATAGATCTTCGTTAAGCCGCTCAGAACTAACTGACAAGTTTGCCACTGCGTCGGCGTAGTCTTTCTCATAACCTACAAAGTCATCTTGCGCAGTAGTTATTTTTTTCTTATAGCTTTCGAGCTGTGGCGCGTAATCGGTATGCTTCTTCTCAACCGCTGCTTCCGCTTTTAAGTACTCTTTCTCCGCAGCTTCAAACTCTGCCGTAGTGTTCCCGCCGCCCTCTGCCGCTTGATACGCAGCGAAAGCAGTTTCATATTCTGCACGCTTAATTTTCAGGTCGTCCATATCCCCATTAAGGTCATCAACTAACCATTCGTATGATTTAACGGCGTTATCACGGGCTAAAACTGCATCGTCGAGGTTGTCAGCGGCTTTTTCTACCTTCTCATAGTCGCCCGTCAGCTTGTCCATCGAGGTGTTGACTGCATCACCGAAGCTAGAGTTGTCAATAGCCTCGTGCATAGCCTCGGTACCATACGCGCTCATCATACCGTTAAACGCTGCAAGCCCTTCCTCACCGCTGGTGCCATCGAAGGCCATCGTTACAGTGCGCTGAAGTGCAGTGGTGATGTACCCAATATCCCGGTCAGTAAGCGTACTATCTTCAGCCATCAGGCCGGTCACTAGATTAGTAGTGACGAGACCTTTCGCCGCCGCATTCGCTAGCATCTCACCAGTTATTTCTTGCCCCGTAAGCTCGGCTACTATACCAGCATGCACAATTTTACTGGTGATGTTCGGAACCGCTTTTAGTCCCGGATTATCCTCAAAAAATTCACTAGACCCGTTCTTCTCCCCGATGTAACCCATAGTTGCGGACACTGCCACATCTAGGCCGCCCTTTACGAAGGCTTCCATCGGATCTTCACCGTAGAGAACCGCCACTGCGGCGTTACTGGTGCCCTTTGAAACGATACTAGTAACTAGTTCTTTACCAACATAGTCACCGCCAACCGCACCCGCAACGTTACTGCCAACTTTAGCCGCAGTCGCGCCAACCTTACCGACTGCGTATGATATAGCTACAGTCTTCAGTACTTCACTAAACTCTTCCCCGTCAGCAGCAGCTTTTGCACCGTCGATTAGGGGTATTGCCCAAGCGTTGCCCGTAGTCATAGCTGCTATTTTGGCAATCGTAACTAGTGGATCGTCTAGGGCTGCTTGGATTGTTGCTACCGTAAAATCCGCGACCGGTTCGATGATCTCGTCAACTACCCACTCTACCGGTTTGCCGATAAGCGTGTCGCCTACCCACGCAACGGCCTCTACAACAGGCTTCACAACGTTACCTATCGTTTCGACAACGGGAACAAGGACTTCTTCAGCTACGAATTCTACTACGTCAGCAGCAGCTTCTACTGCGGTAACTGCTGCGTCAACCGCGACTTCGGCCACGGGAACAATGACTTCTTCAATTGCGAATTCTAGTACATCGACTGCGGCTTCTACTACGGCGGCCATTTATAATCCTCGGGTTAACGGTTCTGTGCCTAAGCGCATATAGACCACGTATTTGTCCATCGCAGCGCCTTTAGCGACTACGCCTATATAAATCTCAGTGTCCTGTTGTTTTGCACGGCGCTGGAAAATCTTAAACGCGTTTAAGAACACAAGGCTATCAAAGGTAGTCGAATAATGCGTATACCCTTTTTGCTGTAGGTAGTTAAAGTACTTGAACCCGTTCTTGACAAAGTTTCGTCCCGTGTCCATATTGAACGCTCTACCCACCGCCTTGTGTTGGTTCTCCCCCTTACCCACTTGTGCTAAGAATACTGTATTTCCTACCTGAACTATGTCTGTATTTGGGAGTGTTGTTTCTCCAGCTATAACTGCTAATACACTTTGCAAGGGTATCCCCATATCGGGCATATTGTGTACAGCACCAGTAATAATTTCAGGGCCTTTTAGTAGCTTTTCAGCACTATCTACGAGGTTCATGAGCTTACCTCCGGCGAAAACACGGCAGCGGAGTAGATGTTGCCCATACCGGCGGCGAGACTGAGCATTAGCCCTCCGGGAGCGGGGGCATCAGCAGACAGGAACACAGGGTCGTCCTGCGTTCTGTTAAGGATTTTAGGCACATAGCCTTTTTTCAGGTCTTTTAACAACAATCCAGTCTCCAATAAGCCGCTCGCACCCATAGTATGCCCAATACGAGGTTTATACGATGTTGCAATAAACTCGTCTAAGCTATTCAATAGTGCCGATTTTTCCGCAGCATTGTTGACTGGAGTACCAGTTCCATGCGTCTTCACCAATCTTACTTCATTTTGGTGTGCTTTGGCTACAAATAATGCACCTTCGATAGCTTTACTAAAACCCGATCCATCCGCTCTTTGTCCTAACGGGTTTGTGTTGTCCTCTGCGGAGGTGTAGGCCCCTAGAAATTTAGCCATCGGCGTAGGCATTCCGGGATGTTCCTTCTCAAATATAGCTAACGCCGCACCCTGCCCCAGAAAGAACCCTTGATTTGTAGTGTCAAAAGCCGACGGCTGTCGTTCGGTCTCGTCTTTATACTGTAGACTCGCTCCAGCTTCGCCAAAGAACCCTAGCGTCAGGTTGTTAACGGCATCTTCCCCAGTAAGCACGATAACGCGGTCAAACCCGAAATTGTTCATCAGGTTCTGTACATCCATGAGGACTTTTAAGCTGGAAGCGCAGGCGCTAGCGTCTGTTGACACATGGTCATGTACCCCGAACATACTGGCGATACGGCCAGCATATATGTTGGTTAGGACTATAAAGGGTACTTTTACTTTGTAATGCAGTTCAGCTTCAGGATCCTTGTCATACCGTCCGTTGTTACCCATCCAGCCTTGGTTACCCGCAGCGAATATAAACCCAGTCTTACCTTGCACGGGGTTGTCTCGTACGTAGCTAATGGTGTCTTCATCGACCAGACTTTCAAGAAGCGTATGGGGTGGGTACTTCATCCCGCTTTTAGCGCGTCTAAATGTCTCAGGGATTATATGCGCATGTTGAGGGTGTGGGATGTCCGCGATAAGCTTCGTTTCTGTAGTGCATACGGTATTGCATTTCGTGAGGTATATCATGATAAGTCCTTAACTAAGGCTTTAACATTGTCGTATTCGCTCTCAGGGTCTTTAGTTTTGTACTCTTGCAAGAAGGTATTCAGCGCACCAATTGAGCTAATCGGCCAAAGCGCATCCATCTCCTCGCCTCCGGGAATACCATAGGCTTCGCCTAGTACGAAGAAGATCAATGTGACATCTAGGCTGTCGAGGTTTGTCGCGTCTTCAGTTATAGGTACATCAAGGGATTCGGCCACAATATAATCTGCCGTTACTGCTTTCTGCGCCGCTGATACGGCGTTAAATACTTCAAGGAAATCAAACAATTTAGTCATGTTGTCGCGCCTGCTAATAGGGACTTTCTAGTATAAACAAAACGTTAGCAGGAGCAACTTCGCACCCTAACTAGTTAGCGGTTAGATGGTAGGCTACTGCTGTACCTGCTCAATTACCAAGTTAGTGCCGGGAGCGCCGGGGGCAAATGCAGTTGGTGCAACGGCAACGAGGGTAACGCTGAGGTCTGTTACCGCAAACATGATCTCTACGTATTCTCCGGGATCTAAAGACACTGACTCGTGGACAACCACCGAGCGATAAGAGCCGTTACCCGTGATGCCAATAATGCGGCACGAGTCGGCGATATCTGTACCATTCTTACGGATCCATGAGTAGACAGTCTTGTTGGCCGCATTAGAGCTAATATACTGCAATGTGGCCGACACGCTATATAGCCCAGAATTAGCGGAGACGATGCGAGACGTCGGGGTACCTATAGAGAAACCGGTGGCAATTGAAGTGGTGTCAAACGGAATTGCGTACGCAGTGTTTATTACCGCAGGGGTGTAGCTTATGGTTTGGACGAATGTGCCGTAGTACTCTTGTTGCTCGATGATGGGGCGAACGAATATAATACCGTCAGTAGAGCCTACTTTAATCACTTGCGCGATCGGTACGACATTAGCGGGTGCCGTGGGTTTGACGTTAGTGAAAGCTCCGGCAGTGCTAGGTGAAGCATAAATGACATCCCCCAGACTGAACGCGCTTGTATCTACCTCACGCACGAACCCCAAAGTAGTACAGTACCCTTTTGTACCTGCGTCGGGTAAATCATGGGTCACAACCCCCAAAACAGAGAGGGTATCCCGAGATCCGTCGGCGATATATGGGGTTACTATTAGCGCGTCATCGGAAGCATCAACGGAACCGACAACTGTGCCGTTAGGGATAGTTACCCCAGTTTCGTTTTGCACCCGAACGAAAGTCTCCTGCCCTACCTGTTGTACAACCCCGTAATCCATGTCGATTTCAAGAGTTGCATCATCTTGATCCCAGTCTACCCGCCCTGTTTTATGGGGGGCCGCAGTGGTGAGCGAAAAATCTATATAGTCAACGCTCTGCCCCCAGCTTAACTGCTGCTGTAGGGCGGTGATACGGTTAAAATACAGACGCAAAACATTGTTAAGTTGGTCTTGGTATTGGCGACTGTACTGTTCTGTAGCCAGCGGTAATGCTGGCGGTGCGAGCTGGTTAAGCTCTTCTTCAGAAGTAATAATTAAAGCCATTACCGTCTCCCATCCGGTCGCATATCTATGCGAGGTGTGCCGAACTGCCATGTAACGCCCAGCCCAGTAGACTCGATCTTGACTGCAAGCTGCCTACCACGTACACGCGTGTTCAACTGCCCTGTGTACTGTTCTATCGGTAACACAGTACTACGTGTTACGGTGCCAGAACTACTACCCCCCTGCGATAGCGGGTCGTTATACCCTGATCCTGAGTTCGCTAACGGGAGCAAAGTCATGGTAGCTGCGGGAGCCGCCGCCGTAGAACCTACGAACGTAACGTCGGGCAGTATACGCCATACAAACGAGAACTGATGCCCATCGCCTAAGTCAAACTGCGATGAGGATATTGACGCGGCAATCGGTAGCGTAGTAGCCGTTTCGTTATCGTCAGTTCCTGACTCCTGATTAACCAGATTATTACTATAGGTAGCAGCAAGCGGGAAGTTACGCAGCCCAGAATCTAGCCACGCTGTACGAGACATAGTGCCATAATACCATGTATTTTCGAGGTAGTTATAGACTACATACTTACCAATATCGGTCTGGTTTGTGGCACAGTAGAACCACCAAACCTCGTGGAAAGACTCGTTGGTACCCGCAAATACTTGGTCGTATTGCTGTACGTTAAAGTCAGAGAATATGTGTCTACGCAAGTCACAAGGTAGTGGTTGTGTACGCCCATCGTACTTGTAGAACTTATCTTTACCCATCCAGTATGCGATACCGTTGGCATAGGCTACAGCGTTCTGGCTCGCTATGGATATGTTCTCTCCTACTAATTGTGCGCCCCAAACAACAGGTGCTCCTACGTACTGTAAGGAGTATACGGCAGAATCAGTCCAAACAAGGATCTCTTGGCGCGACTGTTTGGCGGCCACGATCATCGTGCCCCGCGATAAAACTATACTACCTGCTTGGTTTGTCGCTGCGGGGGTCCAGTTTGTAGGATCTTCTTGGTCCGACCAGCGCACAAGCATTGGGTTTAGGGTGGCAGAAGAAAGCTCATTCGCACCGAAAGCAAACACAAAACGACTGATGTCAGAGATCTCGATTAAGTTCTGGCTTGTCGGGATGCCTGAACCTGTTAGAAGCGTCGCGCGAGATCCTGTACCTGCCGTCGCGTCCCAATAATACATGGCACCACCACGAGGGCCAAAGATTAGATCCTCACCAAAGTTAGCTTGGCTCCACAGGCGGATACTCTCTGTTGATACCAGTCCCGTACCCCAAACGCCGCCGCCCCAAGTACCCGCGCCCCAACCAGAAAGTGGGATTGCGTATGCAGCACCGACATGGATTTGGTACGCGCCTACTGTTGAACTCCCACCGTTGCCTACGTCAGACCCGTTCGCAGTAGCTACCGCTACTATTGTGTAGCTGCTGGAGTCGATTAGCGCATCAACTTGATATTCTTGGTTGAGCACATCTGCGGTAATGTTACCCCCGAGAGACACTGCGCCACTGAAAGTAACAAAATCTCCTGCGGTAGCTCCATGTCCAACATCGGATATAGTCAGTACCGCGCTACCATTTGTAGCCGCAAAGGTTACATCCCCCGCAGCGGTAGTGGCGCGTAGCGGTGTAATGTCGTTGTAGCCGCCACCCTCTTCTAAGTAAAACTTTAGGTTGGTACCCACACCGAGTAAGTTAATGCTACCTAACGTAACCCAATTCCACAAAGACCGACATACGCCTAGGTAGGTAGTGCTCGATATACGCTCCCAACCACCAATTTTCTCTGGTAAGCCTTGACGAAACCGAACTTTGTCACATTCATACCAACCACCTTCGTTGGAGTAGCTGGTACGTTCCCGGTTTACACCGGGTTTAAATAGTATCTTTTGAAGAGGCATGTGGGCACCTACGTAGCGTCGCCAAATATTGGCGGGAGAGAGGTAATCGCGAGGGTCACACTCTGCTTTAAATTAAGCGGTTGCCCGCAATCAGCACAAGTATCGGCTGATATCTCAGATTCATCTAGGTCGTATTCGCAGTTCGCACAGATAACTTCTATCGTGTGGGTCGGTTCGACACCGGAGTCAACGTCTCGTGCAGTTACTAAGGTTTTCATCAGCATCCTCGCAATTCAAAGTGGGGGCCGTCGACAAACGCCTCAAGGCCGGTCAGTATCATAGCTTGGCCAGCTCTTTAGATAACAGATTCAGGAAATAAACTGGGTTGTTATTGTAATAAACGTATCTGCGCTTAGGCTCATCTGGGCACAGCCACAGTAACCGTTCGGTACGAGTATCAACGTGGATTAGCACCTGTTTCTCGCCACCAAGATGCGTGTCAAAATACATACCAAAGCCACCAACGCCTGCGACAGATTGAACTGCTGCCCAGACCCTTGCGGATGCTGAATTGTCGAGCAGGAACAGATCTGTGGCCTGCGATTTGAGTCCGCCGTCAGCGCCGACACAATGGAGACTAGATCCACCGGTGAAACGCACATGGGCTTCCGGGTCAGGGCTTGGCACCATCGCGGTATTGCAGATCTTACGGATCTCTTGAGCCATCTCGATAACTTCATCAGCCATAAATCCAATCGCTTTAGCTGGCCATTCGTCGCGCTTTAAACTCATATCAACTCCAGATTGCTTACTTCTTGTCTTTATTGTACAGGTCGTAGAGGACTTTTACTTTCTCTTTAAGAGTCTCGATGTCCGCGTAGCTCTTCGCCAGCCAGAAAATCAAACCAACAAAGCCCACTGCGATGGGCCAAATTGCTGGAATTATTTCAAGTATGCTAACGTCCCCCATTATCGGGCCATGAGGCGATCTAGCTTCTCGTCTAATCGATCCAGACGATCCAGCACCCTGTCTATGTCGGTGTTAACCTCAGCTTTAGTGACATACTCGCGCGCCATCTCTTCTCGGGTTCTGTTGAGTAGGATCTGGATTCGCTGCATCTCGGCTAGGAAACTGCGCAGTGCCCAGCTTATCACTCCTAGAATGACGGTAAGCACCCCACTCCACAATAAGCCCATGTCCATCGTATCTCCTACATTTTAGTCTTTTGCTTTATTTCGCAAGAATGCGAATGTTTCCATTACCTTATAGGCTTTGGCTACGATGGCGTCATCTTTGGGTGTGTCAGTGTAGTTGGCGACGATCGAACAGATCGTCACTACAGATGTAGCCAAGATGTAAATTGTTGAAAAAGGTTCCATGGTGTTCTCCTAGTTGCGGTATAAGTCGCGCCGCAACTCGTGCGGCAAGAACTTTATCACTCGTTATCGTCGATTGGTTCTTCTAAAGACTTGGTAAGCATATCGACAAACGCCTGCTTGCCTACCATTAACTGGTCCAGATTAAACTGGGTAGAATTGATCTTTCGATCAAGATCGCCAACATGGTTAATGATAACCTTTTGCTGATCGGTCAGTTGGTCTTCGGTGTACTCAGTGCCGTTGATCGCAATAGTCTTTGTTTTTTTCTCGGACATGTTGATCTCCTCTCGTTTTAGGGGTTAGTTAAGCGGTAGCCCACGGTGTGCCACTGGCCGTTACGGGGCTGATTTGTAGGTCGATATTAGCTTGCAACGAGGCTTCCGTAGCGTCTTTGTCGATGCCGTCTTCCCAGCACCAGCTCAAAACATCTGCTTCCGTCAGGTCCGCGTAGGCGATATAGCCCGGGGCCGACGGGTCAGACGAGAAACCGCAGGTGCCGTAGCTACTGGCATTATAGGCCACTTCGGCCACTGTGTCTGTTGCACTACACCGCCAATGGGCTGTTACAACGCAGCCTTCCATATCGGCGGGCTGCACGTCGTATTCTAGTGTTGAGATTGTCCAGTTGAATGTGGTCATAGTGTTTCCCTTAATTAAATTGATTCAAGCGCAGCAACCCGCGCTCGTAATGATTGAACTTCTTTGATAAGCATTGGGACAAGCTTTGCGTAATCCACACCCAACATGTCTTCTGGGTTTTCAGGCACTGAAACAGCTACTGGTGCAACTTTAACAAGCTCTTGTGCAATCACGCCGTAGTCTTGGCTGGACCCATCAACTTTCCAATTAAATTTGCGGACCTGAATAGAATCCACCAAACTTCCCGCGTCATCAGCGTTAGTGATATTTTCTTTGAGTCGTTCATCAGATATTGATGTATAGTTAGTCCCGGTGCTAAGGTAAGTAATCTGACCAACAGTAGACGAATTAACTTCAAAATTAAATGCAATAGTCGAGTTTGTATTTGACTTATTAAACACTTGCAGGGGTGCTGCTCCAGAACCAGCCGGATATAAGGTCCAACCATCAACGCCTCCTTGTGTAGTAGTGCCAACCAATAATACGCCGTTTGCTTGGATTCGCATACGCTCCGAGCCATTATTAGTCCCAAAAGCAATTGATTTGGAATCTATTTTTAGATCACCGTAGTCGGAGGTAGCCCTGTCGTAGGCTTGGATGTAGCTGAGGAAACCGGGTACAATCTCTACCCCATGCTGGTTTGTTCCTTCAGCGACTACAAACTTATTTCCCGGTGAACTCGTACCAATCCCGACATTGCCAGCTTTAGTAACGCTCAATATTGGATTGTCTACGTTTGTTGTACCAATGACAAAATTATCAGTATTGTCATCATGCCCAATAGAGTATTCAACAGATCCATTATTTGAAAACTTTATTTCGGTATCACTGCCAGTAGGTGCGTTAATGCCTATTCGCGCATCGCCGCTTGTTGAATTAACATACAATTTCTCAGTGGCAGAGGTCGTACCAATCCCGACATTTCCCGCGCTGTTGATTCTTACTCTCTCCGATCCAGACGTGCTGAATGCTATCGAGTTTACGTCCGTATTATCATCGCGCACCTGCATAAATGTTTGCTGAGACCCACCGTCGGGTGCTATGGAAAAATAAACACTATCAGTTCCGCCATTGGTAATGCCAAATGTGGGGTGCCCGCTTCTTGATTGTGTAAATCCAGACCCTAGTGACCCTCCGCCCACTACTTCTAATGCAGAACTCGGAGAACTCGTGCCAATCCCGACATTGCCCGAGCTGTCGATTCGCATACGTTCTGCTGGAGTACCTGATGATGCGGTCTGCACGATGAAGTCTGATGAAAGGTTGGAACCCGAATTTGTACTT